TATGTTATGGATTATTTTAATAACTACCTTAATCCTGAAGCATATGACTACGAAAATATCAAGGTTGAACAAACTCTTTTAAAAATAGATCAGGAAATTGGAGCCTCATATCCTAAAAGCAAAGATTTTATTTTCCGGTATTATAAGGAATACAAAAGCCGCATAGACCGAACCTTAAAAAATTACATATCTGATTTAAAGTATTATGATTTATTTTACTGTAAAGAAGATTACGAGAACGCAGTTGATGCATTTTGCAATAGCTCAAAGGTAAAAGGGATCGGCGTTGAAAATTTCAAAGAGGATTTAGTAGTATTAGCACAAGAGATTAAAGATAATGGAACAGAAAAGCCTTCTTTCTCAAGCTACAGACTCCTCGACGATTCGTTGATAGACTGGGTTAAGAGTGCATACAGGGAATATAAAGTAAACATAATTCAATTTACAGAAGGCTATATGTGGAAGTACAATGAGCGGTATGTTGAAAGAAAATATGATAGCAAGTCTGAAACGCATTATCGCATTAACCGATATAATCACCGATACAACAATAATCCCTTTTCAATCGATGAAGTGTACCAAGAGAATTGTAATCGTCCATTTATCGAAGGCAAAAAGGGTGAACTGGAAATGCTCATGATGTACGATTGGATATTTGATAATGTAGAAGATTCAGATTACTGGTCTGAATATGTAAATCTTTGTATTTCAACCCAAAGGGTTAAAATAGTAAAAAACATTAACGCTCTGATTCCGGTAAAAGTTAAAGATATTGCATATCCGCCGGATGTTCAATGCAGTAAATCGTTTATTGAAACATACGATGGTTTCATAAGTAACAATCCGGGAACATCCTACATTCTCAGGCTATCATATAATAAGGATAATGATGTGATATGGAAGGATGAAAAGGAATTAAAGAGTGTTATCAGCAATTTACATGAAGCCTTTTCAAAATATTGCGCACCGTCCGTATTAGAGATTTTTCCGCCGATACGATCAAACAACTATGGCGAAGAAGAATTTTTTCAAAAATATAGTATATTAGAAAAAGCTATGAGAAAATATTCCGATTTGAAAATTGTTATTGTTAACGGCCATGAGAGGTACCATTCAAAACCAAAATACTTGGTGCAGACTGTTGAGGACATATTAAATATAAGAAAGACAGTAAAAGAGAGGAAATACCATTTAAAACTTGCAGTTGATATCTCTTCGCTTTTTAAAAAGAAGTGCTATGGACATGAACTCGAAGAGAAATTAGATAAGTTAAGTGAAATAAGAAATAGCATATTGGGAATTCATTTGTCCAATATTCATGATGTTTATAGTATTTTCAGCGAAATAAGAAAAGAAGACGATGTATACTTAAATTCATATGGCTACCGTAAATATTCGGATTTTCTTGGCGGCATTTCTGCACTTTTTAATGATAATTTGCCCCGTTATTTTGTTCCGGAAAGCGTAGCTGGCAGCGAGGATCTGGAGGAGCTTGTCGATGTCCTCCTCAGAGGAGGATTCTCATTCCGCACAGAGGAGCAAAAGTATGTATAATGAAGATGATTTTCTTGCGGAACGGGAAAAGCTTTTTAACGAGGTATGGAGTGAGCCAATGACAACCGTCGCAAAGCGCTATGGCTTGTCTGATAATGGATTGCGTAAAAGATGTATAAAGCTTGAAATACCCCTGCCGCCTGTAGGCCATTGGGCAAAGCTCCAGGCAGGTAAGGAATCGGCTGCGAAGCCCAAGTTGCCACCTATGAAAATAATAAAGCAAACTATTCATGCGGAGGATAAAAAGCATATTATAGAAATTAAAGATATTTCCGAAAAAACTGATAGCGAGCTTGAGAGTACGGATGGAATAGAGCTTCTGACTCCAAAATCGAAAGAAAACTTTATTCAATGGTGTGAAAAAATTCAAGTTCCCAAGAAAATCGATAATTATAACCAATTAATAGTTGAATATCAGAAAGAAATTGAATATAGAAAAGCAAGAGATGAAGAACATAGATTTCATGATGTTTTTAGATATACCGATCTCTATTGGACTGTTCAGCATAAAACGCCATATCGTGATAATATAGCCGTTCTGCCGATATCAGTCTCGGAGAAACAAACCAATAGAGCACTGAGAATAATGAACACTTTAATCAACCTGGTCAGTGAATTAAGCGGAAAGGTAATTGTTAACCGTGGTGACAAGGACAATGCCACATTCATGGTTTTTAATCATGACTTCACTTTCGATATGAATGAAATCATGATAAAGCAAAGAACCAAGTTGCTGGAGGGTAAAGAAGTTATTTCAAATACAGAGTTCAAACCAATGTATGAAAAGTTGCACAGTGGGTTGCTGGAAATTGGTTTTGCTGAAATCTCTGACAATCGGACTAGAGAAAAATGCACCAAAAGGCTGCATTTTCAGGATTCTTTAAATGAACCGCTTGAAAAGCAATTGGGTGAAATTTTCATATCCCTATTCAAAATTGCAAATGAAGCTGCAATTGCTAAATATATTTCAGAACGGGAATGTGAAAAAAGAAAAAAGGAAGAGCAGCTGCTACGTGAGATCGAAGCGGAGAACTTAAGAGAAAAACAAAAAATAGAAGCGAAAAATCAAAGGCGAGTTAAATTTCATCAGAATATAGATCTCCATATGGAAGAATGGTTTAAATACCAGAACCTAAAGAAATATATCGATGACCTTAATGAGCTTCTGCCAACAATAGCTGATCCTGAATCAAAGGAAATAATCGAAGACTACCTTTTGGCTTTAAGAGATAAAGCGGAGAAAGCTAACCCTCTTAATAACATTATTTCAGAAATAAAATCACTGAAAGATGACTGAAAGGGTTGCAGGCAGAGGGTTAAATAAAAGGTGGATATTTAACATCGTCGAATTGGTAGAAAATTCGATAAATTACCTTCAATCATATGGTATAATATAGAAGTTCTCATATGAAAGCGTGTTATTAAAATTAAATTAATCAGAGAGGGGGTATACTGTGTCATTCCTAGATTTTTTCAGAAGCAAATCGAAATCAGTTCAAAGTAAAAAAACATTTTCACAGAACGGAGTGACGGCCGGAAATGTAAAACAGCCCAAAGCCAATATATCATCATTCATAAAGGTGACAACAGAAATTATACCCTCTGTGGCGGAAGACATTGTTCCAGCTGAAAAGAGAATGCAAAACGCCATCGTCAGCAAGCACGAATTATATCCTCACGAGGTGTTGGTTCTTGATTATGCTCACTCGTATTATACAGAAGGCAATTCTTTTCAAGGTTTTTGGTGGTACAGGTACGGAGTGCGGGATGTCGACAAATGCCTTCGTTCCCTGCTTGAACGGGGATTTTTGCAAATCGGAGATTTGCAGAGCGCTATTGCCTTAGAGAATGCAACGGTGCTAAAAGAAGAACTGAAAAAGCACGGGCTTAAAGTGAGTGGAAAAAAAGATGAGTTGATTCAACGCCTGATATCTGAGGTATCTCACCAAGAACTCAACTCCCGTTTTGCCAAAAGAACATATCAGTTAACTGAACTCGGAAGGCAGGCACTTGAAGAAGAAAGTTATGTACCATACATACACCGGCACGCTCTTGAGGATCTAGATATATGGTCGCTCAATAGAATAATCCATCAGCCGCCTTATATGTCTTATCGAGATAAAATATGGGGTTATCTCAATAAGCGCAGCATGGAGCATTTCGCAGCTCGTGACTTTGGATTATATAGAAACTGCAGGCATTATATGTCAACCTTTCTTATGGAAGAAAAGAAGATAAAGGATGCCTTGGGCATGTTAGCGGAAGTCGTGTTCTATGATTTAAGCGGTCTTGGTAATGGCTACGATCCGCAGTTTCTTGACATATACGCTCAGAACTTTTTCCCTTACAAAGATTCAACAGTCACAATGGCGCCGGGTATAACAAGTGCAGTTATCCATTGTCAAAAAGAGCTTAATTTGTTAGATGAAGAACTAAAAACAATAATGCTTGACCGGATGAATCGCTTGAGTGCTCCGTTACATCTTTTTACGCCAGAAGAATGCGTAGATATTGTTTTAATGGAGAGCCATGAAGATACTGAAGCATTAACAAAGATATATGCCAAGGCAAAACGGCGATTTAAGCAGAAATTTCCGGACATTAAGTGTTGATTCAGGAGGTAGACAATCATGGGTAGAGTGACAACTCCACGCGTTATTACACCGGAGATTCGAGAATTATGCCGGACTATATCTGAGCACGAACCTGCATTTGTTGCTGTTAACGTTGATCCAGGCAGCCTTATTAACGAGTGTTTTCATAATATCGATACTTATATAGAGGAGCATGGCGGTCAAAGGGTTCTAGGCAGGAGCATTTGGCAAAGGGCGAATGCCTTAATTGAAGCCGAGGCCCATGCTATATGGAAATCTCCTACCGGTGAAATGTTTGATATTACTCCACATACAAATAATGAAACATCAATTTTGTTTGTAATTGACCCTAAAATGACATATGCCGGTAATTGCATACCTAATATCCGAAAAGCATTGACCTCATCCCCGTTAGTGGCTGAGTTCATTGTTCTTTTTAATGAGCGTGATCGAATAGCGGCAGAATCAAAAGAGAATACATTTTCATTACCAACTGATATGGTCAGGCGGATGTTTGAAATTGAGCAAATCCTTAACCAGCGGGTCGGACGCAACGATCCGTGCCCATGTCAATCCGGGATAAAGTATAAGAAGTGCTGTGGCAAGAACGAAATATAAACAAAATAACTCTGTTAACAATGGTGGATATATGCCCAGAAGAAGGTGTTTGTAATAGACTCAAAAGTATATAACGAAATAATTAAACTTATTAATAGAAAAGTTGAGGGTGACTATTGGGATTACAAACAAGAATGGCATAGTGATAATGAACGCCTTCTTCTTGATATATTATGTTTTGCCAATACCGTCCACAATAAAGACTGTTATCTAATAATCGGAGTTGCAGATAATGGTGATATTATAGGACTAAATAAAAATAGCCCAAATAGAAAAAATCAGGTGGCTGTAATAGATTTGTTATCAAACTCGATGTTTGCGGGAGATTTTGTACCTGAGGTTTCTGTTGAAACCATATTAATTAACAAAAAGGAAATAGATGTACTTACCGTTTTCAACTCATACAATGTACCCTTTTATCTTCGTTCAAAGTCGAGAAAGTATCATTCAATTGTAGAGGGATATATCTACTCCAGAAAAAACGATAGAAATACTCCTATCTCTGAAAACAGTTCAATGCAGCAAATCGAATTGCTCTGGAAGAAAAGGCTGGGCTTATTAAGTCCGCCGCTGGAGCAGATTATTTCAAGGATGAGGAACAAATCAGAATGGCAGGAGATTGGTGATACTTATTATAATGTGTTTAACCCAGACTTTAAAATAAAAGAAGAATGGGATCAAGAAGAGTATAGGGATTATAAGCGAGAATTTTATTCATATAATCAATATAATGAAAGTACCAATTATATCAATCTATATATTTTATGTAGGGAAACCGTTTTGAAAGAATTCCAGGTGGTCCTTTTAGATAGTGGCAGATATAAAACTCCTGCTCCTACTTGGGGGTTCATTAAAGATCCAACCAGATATTCAGAGTCTTTATATGCTTATAAATATATCGTAAAAGATAGTTTGGATTACGCTTTACAACAGTTTATATATGATGAAGATAGTGAAGAAGCAAGGATTGCTAAGGGAAGATTTGACGAGGTTGTTCTATATTTTGAAAATAAGCGAGAACAAGTAGAATTTCATCAATTAATAGAATCTTATCCGGCATGCGTTGAGAATTATATAAATGACGCGAAATTAAGGAAATATCATATTTCTTCTAACAACAAACTTGAAATAAAAGACTGCACAGAAAAGTTGATTACAGCTTTTGCTTTTAAAAGATTTTTGTCTGATAATCATAGGAAAAAAGCAGGCGTTGATGTTAAGAGAATTAAGTCTATTAGTATAATAAATAAATCGTTAGGTTTGTTATGTTCTTCCGATATTGCGGAGCATAGAGTTGATATCAATGAAACTGGAAAGGTGAAACATTTTCTTTATAACGGAGAAAGCAGAAAAGCAGCAAATTCATATTATTATAATGCAGATAAATATTGGACAAGAGATTTTCTTAATTTCGTAGAGCCGATAACAACAGATTGGGAAAAAGACTACTCAATTGATATGTGTGATGGTTATGAGTGGAGATGTGATTTAAAATATGACGATGGCACTTCTAAACTAATTAAAGGGAATGTACCTCCTCCTTTTTCCGATGATGTTGAGCGACGAATAAGAAATCTAGTCGCTTTTGATGAGGCTCCAATGTTATTCACTTAAATCAATTATGAAGAATACTAGGTGGCAGGAAAATGGCACAAATATTGTTTGATTTTTTTAATGAAACTCATACTGAATGGCTAAAATCTTTCTGTGCATATTTTAGGCTTAATGAGGAGGAAGTAGCCTCTTATTTTAATGGAGTGAATCCAGATGAGTTGACACCTGGAAAATTGACACAGGATTTAAATATGAACTTGACTGATTATGATAGCAATAACTTATCTATTATCTGTCGCCATATGACAACTGCTTCAGAAGCCGATAAACAAAGCTATATAAATCGCGGCATTCTTGATTTAAGAAGAATGCTTCAAGAGAAAACGCCTTTATCTGATTTTATTAAGACTTATGGAATAACGGTAAATGTTGACAATCGGGAGATGTTCATAAATCAACAAGCATATCCGATTACGTCCTATGGTGAGCCTTGTGAATTCTGCTTTAAGGGAAGGAAAACGCCGTGTAATGCATACTTCAAATGCGAACCAAGAAAGGATATGGAACATCTCGGATTGAAACTGTATAAATACGGAGCTACAGTAGAATTTTTTATCCATGCAACTATAGATGAAATGGAAAGATACTCTTCTATACGAAAGTGTCCAGAAGTTCTTCAAACTCTGGATCAGATTGTTTCGGGCATAAATGGATTTAGTACATCGGCTTACAAAATGAGCTATGACTGGATGAGAGTAAATAATGAATGTTATATACTTGAATTCCCTGTACAATTGAGCAATATGGAAACATATGCACCAATTGATTATGACCGCGCATGGTATGAAATAGATGATTGCTTGGAGCAGAGCGGTTATAATTATGACGATTATTATGAGAGACTAATTCCTCAAAATGTATTTGATAATATGGTTTTTCTTAGATGGTTTATTAGTATTTATTTTTATGATTCGGAGGTACTGGGTTCGTTATTACCAGATAGGGGCATTGAGCCCGACGAAATAGGAATAATAGGATTGAATAACAATAAGAGTGGTTTGGTAAATTGTATCGAATAAAGCCTTCAAGAGGTCAACACACTTTTGAAGGTTTTATTGCTTACAATTACTTAAATTGTAAAGCAAAATCAGGCACCGAAACACAAAAAAATTGGCCTACCCAGGCGACTGTTTCCGAAATATAACCCGCCGCCAAGGGGATACCAGATTGATTCGGCATCTTTTTTGTATCCTCAAGGCATGTGGAGACGGTAGTATTGATGTCAAGGGTAGCAAAGTAGAGAGGGCTGAAAAGGCTTGAAATAAGGTGCTTCTGATCATGGGGCTTTCCGAATATGAATATGAGCGGAGGGTGTCATTGCCCGGAAACCCTTGCTTTTTCTGTTGGGAGAACAATCCATGATATAAAAAGGGATAGGGTTGAGGAGACAGAATGGATGTTATGTAGCAATACACGTCTACTACTGGTAAAATTTCTGTTATTTTACTCAATTCAAGCTGTAGATAATATTTTGTAATTTTTATATTTGTACTGTAGAGAAATTTCGAAATGGCACATTCTCTTTTAATCTTGGCTTATTCTTATTTCTCAATGATTTTTGAGGTATCTGATTGCATCTACTAGGTGGTATAATAAAAGCCACGGTCATCCGAGCCGCAGATTAAAATGGGAGGATACTATCGATGGGATTAAAAGATATAAAACTTTGGGAAAAAAATGTTCCTGATGCCTACTTAATTTCTACTATTGGGGACTTGAATAACGAAGGGTTACCTACCCTGACCCCTTATTTATTAAAAGGGGAGAAACCCCGCCCTGCAATTATTGTTTGCCCGGGCGGATCATTTCAATTTAGAGCGTCAAGTGAAGGAGAACCAATTGCAAAATGGCTAAATCAAATAGGAATAAATGCTTTTGTTTTAAATTATCGGGTTGCTCCTTTTACTCCATTTACGTCAACCAAAGATGCAGTACGAGCGGTTAGGTATATTCGGTATCATGCCCTAGAATTTAATGTTGATCCGGAACGGATCGGCATGATAGGATTTTCAGCTGGCGGTTATCTCACCGCTTTTGTAGGAACTCGTTTTGATAATGGAATTATAGAACCGGATAGTCGAGATGCGCAAATTATGTCGATGCTTTTGGGAGAACCAGATTTTAATGATCCGATTGATCAAACGAGTTCTAAACTTAATGCGATCATTTTATGTTATGCTGAGACATCCCCCTTTTCTAAGAAAAAATTGCCGCCAGATTCTCTATTAACAAAAGATATTACAATGGATGAATTGATAGATTTTACTTCAAATCATAAACATGTTTCAGCGAAAACACCACCGACTTTTCTATGGGTTACAGCGACCGATGAATGGAATTTTCAGCGCCAAAACTTACTTTTTGCTCAAGCACTAAATGAGCTGAATCTACCATTTGATTTACATATATTCTCCAAAGGCCCCCATGCTTTAGGTTTAGGCGAGGCTGAACCTACGGTAGCAATCTGGCCAAAACTTTGTGAAAATTGGCTTCAAGGATTATAATATTCCGTTTATTAATTCCACTCTTACAATCTCAGCATGGGAAAATGAACGTATGATTGGGGCTATGAGGGCGTTGAGCGATAAAATGTTCAGATCTATAATTTATGTTTTACCGAAATTTCAAAATAAGGGAATAGGCAAAGAATTACTAAAATGCCACATTGAGCATTTCCCAAATTCGGAATGGATAATTCAAACAAAGCTGGGAATTTTGATTTCACGCAATATCTAATGAAACAAGAAAATCAAGTTAAAATGAATCTTAATCTAAGAAGGATTAAACCGTCTTTTATTATGGAATTTATAAAGTTATTTTATAAAAGTAAAGTTTGAGAGGTATAATTATTGAAAATATACCCTTCCGCCAAGGGGCTACCAGCCCTCTATGGTCATCAGAATCACAGCAACAAGGCATGTGGAGACGATAGTATTGATGTCAAGAGTGGAAAATTAGAAGGGATTGAAATGCCAATAGATAAAGGATTTTCAGATATTGAGCTTTTCTCTAGGCTATAATGCCGGAGTTGAGGATGAGAAAATCATTTACCTTTTGCAAAAATATTGGGATTTACGCACTAACGAGGCCAAGGGACTTTGAGGCAAGAAAGATATACTAAAGAGAATCGACTATACTGTGCACAGATTGTCGGATGGATAAATGCGTCCTTTGATAATATTGATGGTGAAAGGAGGTTGTTTGATGGATACTTTAAGTAGTATGAATAATGCATTGTTATACATTGAAGAGCACTTAACTGAGGATATTGATTATAGTAAAGTTTCTAAAATCGCTTACTGTTCAGAGTATCATTTTAGGCGGATGTTTTCCTTTTTATCAGGCATAAGCTTATCAGAATATATTCGGAGAAGAAGACTGACGCTGGCTGCACTTGATTTGAAAGATAGGGATTTGAGAATAATTGATGTAGCCGTCAAATATGGCTATAATTCAGCTGATTCATTTTCCCGTGTTTTTCAGTCCCTGCATGGCATTCTCCCTTCTGAGGCAAGGAGTGAGAATATACAATTAAAAGCTTATCCTCGAATGTCCTTTCAATTATCAATTAAAGGAGGAAGCGAAATGAACTATCGTATTGTTGAAAAAAAGTCATTTAAGTTAGTAGGATTTAAGAAAAGAGTTCCAGTTATTTTTGAAGGTGTCAATCCAGAGATTGCAAAAATGACCGAACTTTTAACACCGGAGGTTATTAAACAATTAAAAGCAATTTCAGATGTAGAACTAAGAGGTATCATTAGTGCTTCGACTAATTTTTCAGAAGGTAGAATGGAGGGGGAAGGAGAATTAGATCATTACATTGGAGTAGCAACATCAAGTAATGAAACTGCAGATTTTGATGTATTAAAAATTGATTCTAGTACATGGGCTGTATTTGAATCGATTGGACCATTCCCGGAAACACTTCAAAATGTGTGGGGCAGGATATACGCAGAGTGGTTTCCATCTTCAGGATACGAGGCAGTCGAAGGTCCTGAAATTTTATGGAATGAGAGTCCGGACACCGAGAGTCCTAAGTATAGAAGTGAAATTTGGATTCCAGTAAAGAAAAAAGACCATTAA